TCTTCAGCGAGACTTTCTTGCGGAAAGATCACCGTCATGGTGTTGGGGCTGTTCGCCGTGATGCAGTCGCTTTGGCCGTAGGCGTCCAATGCCAAGCCATGAAGACTGAACGCCATCAGCAGCGCCGCAGGAAAAATAAACCGCCAAATCTCGCTCATGGTATCGCTCATAAGGTGGATGGATCAGCTGCCCCGAGCGCTGCCTCGGGCCGTGCGCTGGCTGCCTATACGAACAGCGGCCTGAATGTCTCCGCTCGGAAGTACGATGGTGCTGCCCTGCTGTAGCGTCAGCGACCCACCGGATGGCGCTACACGTGCCGCGCCTGTCGCCGGATTGCCGCCTCCCAGTATCTGGGTAAACGTCGCCCCGAAGCCTCCAGCGCCGCCCGTGATGGCCGTGAGGATGGCTGCCTGGACTGCCGCTGCAACGAGTTGCTGGATGACGCGCTGCAAGACCTGCTGGATGACGCGGCCCAGCGAGCGGAAGGCGTCGCCTATGCTCCGAACGCTTTCGTCAAATGTGACCGCTTGCGCAATGACGCGGCCAAAGCCATCAGCCAAGCCCTCAAGCGCTTCGCGTCCGAGCTGGCCCACAAGGTCAATCTGATCGCCCACATCTTCAGCCGTGATGCTGAGCGTCTGGAATGCGCCTTCGGCACGCAGCGTCTCTGTAGTGACCTCTTCAAGGGCAAGACCGGCTGCCTGAATGCGGCTAACGTCCAACACTTCAACCGAACGACCGCCGCCGGCAACCCCACCGCTACCGCCTCCGGGCTGAATCTCAGCAACGTCGCTGCCGATTTCAGCGATGGACTCCGCAAATCCCGCCCTGAATCCCTGTGCCGCATTTTTGCCGCCCTCAAAAAAGCGCGGGCGAATATCGTCTACAGCCGCCGCTGCGGTTTGCAGTCCTGAAGCTACAGCATCGCCAACCAGCGGCAAGTTGTTCGCTACAGAAGCCGTCGCATTCAATATGACGCGCACTGCCGTTAAGACAACATCCGCAATGCCTTTGAAGGTATCGCTTACAAAGCGCCCGAGCGCTGCAAACACGCCCCTAAAGTCGCCGTCGATGAATGAGGCGAGCGCTTCAAGTAAGGTCGCCACATTCTGGAGGGCTGCCGAGGCTACGCGCTGCAGAAAACGGAAGGTCGTGCCTGCCACCTCGCTTAACTGCGGCCCAAAAGCTTCGATGAGGCCCCCGATGCGCTCGCGTAAGACCGCGAACAATCGCTGAAGAGCCTCTACGACGGGCTGAACGGTTTGGCGTATGCTTGCCCAAGCGCTTGTGGCTACGCTCGCAAGGTCGCTAAAGCTAACGCCGGACTTTATAACTATCGCTGTGAGTGCGCCGATGCCTGCCACTACCGCTACGACAGGAAGCGATATGGCTGCCAGCGCAGCGCTGATGCCACCAAGGGCCAACAGCACAGGGCCAGCAGCCGCAGCGAGCGCTCCAAGCAAGACGGTAGACTGCTGAAGCTGAGGGGATAGGTTCTGAAACGCTGTGACGGCCCCGCGAAGCCTATCCACAATCGGCGCGACAGCCGGCAGCAGCACCTGCCCCACATCCTCAGCGAGCTGCCGGACATCGCGCTGCAGAAACCGCAGTTGGTTGGCCGCGCTGCCAGCCGTGCGCCCAGCGTCGCCAATGGCGTCCGCACTATCGCGCTGTGCCGCGATAAAGATGGCCTGTGCCCGGGCCGCGTTGTTTAGCTCCTGGCCTTGCTCTATCAAGCCTTCCTCAAGGGCCAGCAATTCAAGACGCGCCTGTGACACGTCGATACCAAACTGCCGCAACGGTCGACTCTGGCCGGCAAGCGCTGACTTGAGCGCTTCAAGCGGGACGTCTGCCGCTACGTTGTTGAAGGAGGCGATGTCTGCTGCAAGCTCTACCGCATCTGCCGAAAACCGGGCTGCCTCATCGCGGGCAAGGCCAAGCGGCACGAGCAAGTCCTGTACGCCCGAGGCCAGCCCCTCCAGCTGCTCCGTCGTAAGCGGAATTACATCCTGAAGCTCTGCGAAGCGCCGCCGGACGCTGTCAGCAGCATCGCCGAACACCACGTCAAACTTTGATGCCGTCTCTTCGGCGTCGATCGCAAACTTCACTGCTGCTGCGCCAAAAGCGGCCAGCGGAGCAGTGACCGTCGCGCTGAGGCGCTTACCCAGCTGGGTAAATGACTTGCTGACCTGCCCAAGCTTACGTTGTAGCTCGCTGATGTCCGCGCCGATGCGGACCTGTACGCCTGTGCCGCCCCCACCGCCGAAAAGATCAAACATCTGAGTCCTCCTTAAGCTTGCGGTATCGCTCGACGTAAGCCTCGTGGCGCGCTATAGCGGAGGCCTCGCGCTGTTGTACATCGCCGGGCGCGTCGCGGTCCGCAGGTGGCTTCAAGACCTTCCACTCCTTGCCGTTAAAGGCCACGCCCACGGCATTCAGATGGTCGTAAAAGAAGTCCGTTCGGCGCTTCGCGTCTGCTTCTATGTGGCGACGCACCTGCCCGATGGTCATATGCCAGAACTCCTCTTCCGAAAGCCCCGCACGCATCGCCTGGGGCAAGGCCTCGTGCAAGGCCTCACTTATCCCTTTCCCGGCCCACCTTCGCCCGGAGCGCCTTTGTCTGGCGTCTCGTCCTCAAGGTCTACCTCGACGCCAAAGTCCTCCATGTACGCCACGAGCGCCTGTGCAGCGCCCTCAAGGAGCTTCTGCATATGCTTGGGCGAGACATCGTCAAGGCATGAGCCGATGGACTTGAACCGGGCGTGTGGGATGGCTGCATAGTAAAACAGCGCCCGCTGAAGGTCGAAGTTCATGGCATTGCTCTGGATCATCTCCAGCGCACTCGTGCCATGATGCTGCCCCAAATACTTGTCAAGGTCAGCCAGGTCGCGGTTACGGAAGGAAAGACGGTAGGTGGTGTCCCCTGTCTCAACCTCAACGGCTTTAGACGTGTATGGCATAAAGGTTAAACTTAAGCGAGATTATCGACGGTGTACGTGCCCTGCCCCGAGAGCGTAGCGCTCATGGAGGCGATTTCGTCGTTGGCCGAGCTTGTCGAGAAGGCCGTGACCGATGCCGCCCCTGCCCGGTACTCATCGCCGGATTCGCCCGTCGTGATGAGCCAAAACAAGTTGGTGCCATCGCGGAAAGCCGCCTCGACAAGAACCTGCCCGTCGTCGCCAACATTTTTCCGGTTGGCTTCGAGGTCTACGGTGTACGAGCGGCTGCCTGCAAACGAAGACGTAAATCCGCTCGCCTCTTTATCTGATGCCACAATCTCTTCGGCGGTACCCGCGAAAGGGTTGTCCGTGAGAAGGCCCACGAGCGTGTAATCCGTCGGGTCGGCTTCATCCAGCGGCTCGCTGTCGCTTACGTAGAGAAGCTCATCTTTTGCATTAAAGCGTCCTTGTGCGTCTGCCATGATCGGTACCTATTCTGTGATGTACGTGGCTGTGATTGTTGCTTGGTGGTAGGCCCCGTTTTCATCGGCAGCCTGCGTAATCTGTGCGTTTGTGATCTGCGCGTCGATATTCTTACGTGGCGGGACAGATAGACGTTCTTCATGTAGCGCCGTGGCGATCTGCTTTGCAATCGCCGCCGCTTCCTGGCGCGTGGTAGCAAAAACGTTGAGCGTCAGGTTACTCCCCACAAGCGTGCCGGTCTTGTCCGCATCGACGCCCGTGTGGTCGTCCGCATCAAGGCGCACGTAGGGCATAACGCCCTCAGCCGGTGCCACGAGCACCTGTACGTCCAGCGCCGCCGTGAGCAGCGCCTTGGTCGCCTCCCATATGTCGTTCGGTACGAAGGCTATCATGGGCGTAGGGCGAGCGTGATGTCTTGTACGAGCTGCTGCACTTGCGCTTGTGCTGACGGCACAAATACTGGACGGGCTGCCATCGTTCGCGTGCCGGCTTCCAAATACGCCGCATATTGCACGTCGTTACGGAGAATGACGGTGAGATTTTGCACGTCTGAGGTGTCAAGCCGCGTCGCTGCTGCCAGTCTTCCCGTGTCGCTTGCAGGCGGGAATCCAGGTGCTGATGCCTGATGCTGTACTCCGCGTCGCGTATACGTCCGGCCCTGACCGTGTGGCCCCCGCTGAATGCGCGTCTTGGCTTCGGTCACTGCCGCATTCCCTCCCGTCACAAGCGCAGAGCGCACGCCACGCTGTACACCTCGCTCGTAGCTACTCAGTCGCCGCGAAAGCTGGCGTAAGCCCTTCACCTCGACGTTAAACCGTGCACCCATCACGCCACCTCTGTGCTCTCTGATGCTGCTGCAACGAACTCTTTAAAGCGCTCACGGCCCAGCATCTCGGGTTCGCCTTGCACGCGGAAGGTGTCCCCGCGCCATGTTACGCGGTCCCCGCGTCGCACCTGCTGCTCGTAGCGCGTCGTGATGACGATGGCCCGCCGCTCTTCAAGGCGGCTGTTGGCAAGGCGCTCAGAGCCGCGCTCCGGCTCTACCTTGGCCCACAAGGATACAGGGTCGCTGTACGTCACGATCTGCTCACCCGCCTGGCTTATGCTACGCGTGGCGTGGGCGATCGTGATGCGCTCGGACATTTTACCGGCAATGCTCATCGGCTAAGGTCCCTCCACTGATCGTAGGCGCTCGTATCGGGCAAACGCTGCACACCCTGCATCGTGACGCTCTCGCGGTGCTCGTAGCGCGTCGCAATGTCGCGTAGCATCTGCAGCTTCAGCGCCTGCGGCAGCGGGTCATAGCCCGCCTGATAGGTTACGCGCAGGCCATTGTCTTCCCGGCCGGTGCTGACGTTGTAGGTTTGGCTCACGAAGAGGCGCTTCTTCTCAACGCCTCGCGTGTAATATCCATCGCCTTCGGTCAACACCTCATCAGCATCGCGCCGGATACGAGTCACACTTGAGATTACGCCATGCGGGGCAAAGGGTAGGCTCGCCTCGGTGTAAAACGTCTGCCACTCGACCGTCACCTCGCGGCGCACAAAGAGGCGGCGCGTGTGCTTCTCTGCCATCTCACGTACGCCTATGATAAGGCCCTGCAGCAGCACCAGGTCAGCATCGTGCGAGAGGCGCAGATGCTCCTGGACCTCTTCAATCGTGACCGGCTCATCAGTAGGTGCAACCTCAGCGATCTGAACCTCAAGACCGCGTGGCCGCTCTACGCGCTGCACAGGCCGCGTCCGCAGGCTGTTCCAGTGGCTCATCGGCTATGCTCTTCTATGGCTGAGTCCCGGGCTTTAGCTCCGCGCACGGTGTCCACCACCGCGCCATCCTTCACAATGTCGTACCACCCTGAGCCCTTATCTACGGCGCGCACCTCTTCGTGAGGCCGCTGCATCTTGTCCTGCCGCTTGGGCGCATCAGAATGGGATTTCTCTATATCATCTACCCCTTCAATAAGGCCACGATCAAGCAGGTCCTGAGCGCGAGAGGCCGACACGTCAACCGCATCACCCTTGCGCACAAAGCCCAAGACCTGCCCGTCGTAGAACTTCTTTGTGGCCTTATAGCTCATGTTTAGGTAGTAGCAGCAGTAATGGCAGAAGCAAAGTCGCCGTACTGGATGCCACTTGGGCGGTAAATCGGCAACGCAATGCGCTCCTCAATCCGTACGGTCACCAGGTTGCGCGGCACATTATCGCGGTCCTCTTCGAAGAGCTCGACCGTCATGCCTTGGCGCTGGAAGAGCTGGACGATGCCGGCCTGCCCAAAGGCACCGACGAAGAAGTCATCAGGATCGACAGCGGTCGTCTCGATCACCGTGTACATGCTTCGCAGCATGGACAGCAGCTCAAGGTAGCGCTCTTGGCTGTCCTTGCTATGGCGCAGCGTAAACACCTCATCGGGATTCAGCATCACCGCATCCACCTGGTACTCACTCTTACGAGCGCGCAAAGCAGCATCGCCGATCACGTCGTACAGGTTGGGCGCGGTCACGTCACCGAGCTTCACGATCTCGTACTGAGAGTCTGCAGGCTGATTCAGCCCCGACAGGTTTTCCCCTGTGCCTACGCCGTAAAGGATCTGCTTATCCTCTTCCAGCATAAGGCCGTAAAGCCCACGCGCTGAGATGTGGGACTGCAGAAACGGGATGTCGTCCAGCATCTGCTTTGAGATGCGGAACGTATGCGCGATGAGGCGCACGGGCGCGTCCTTGGCTTCGAGGTCGAAATCCGTTTCGGGCTTCAGCTCACCTTCAGCGGTTGGCGCGGCATTGGTAAAGCCACTGCCGTCAAAAAGGCCAGACTCCTCGACGTAGCGGATGCTATTCGAGGTCGTCGCCCCGGTCTGGATGGCCTGCCGCACGTGAATGGGCCGCTCGGGGTCGAACACGACACCTGGCACGCGATCCGGCGCGATCACTTCACCCGTAAGGCTGTCGCCCTGGGTCATCGTGGCCTTCGTATAGGCCTCAGCGCGGTCCAGCGCTGCGCGGTCCTTCGACATGATGACGCCATCGACGTCAATACGAGCGCGGGCGCTGTTGCCCTTCCGGTACTGCTCAAACTGGTTCGAATTTCGCAGCGCATCGCCGATGGCGTGCTCGCCGGACTTGTGGCCAATTTTTGGCGCTGACCGCTCACGGGCTGCCGAGAGCTTGTCCAGTTGCTTCTGGCTCTCTGCATACTTGGCCTTCAGCTCAGCAAGCTCATTGCGCGTTTCCTCGTGCGCTTTACCTTGCGTTTCGATCTGCTCGGCCATCTTCTTCTGCGTCTCGTCAATGCCTTCGACGAGCTGGCCGACCTGCTTCTCAATGCGTTCGAGTGCTTCCATTTCTGTCACCTATCTGCTTTGGTAGTCGTAACGAAGTAAGAGCCGCAGCGAACTGCGCCTCAAGGTGCTTCAGCCGCTGGATCTTGCGCGTATCGCAAGCGTCGGCCTTCTCTTCGCTACGCTGCTGCTCACCTGGCCCACCGTCGCCGGTGATGGCCGCTTTCTCGCGGCGCGCCTCAGTAAGTGCAGATAGCTGGGTGTCGTATATATCAACTTGTCGCTCAATGCGTTCCATCGCCGCGTCACTCATCCCCTCGCGCAGCAAGCCGCGAAGCTGCTTGACGTGCCTGCGCGCTGCTTCTTCTACCGTCTCAGCAGTGCCGCCAAAGCTTTTAAGGCCAAGCGATTGCGCCATGTCATTCGCCCCCCACGTCACCATACTACCCTCCCATAGCTTCACGCTTACGATCTCTTTCTCATCCTCCGAAGAGCGGTCCAGTAGGTGAAAGCCCACGCTATGCTCGATGCTTTCGCCCAACTCTCGGTACAGGGTGAGCAGGTCGTTGGCCAGCGTGGTGTCGGGCAAGGTGGCCTCAGCGTACAGGCCGGTGTCATCCTCTTCAAGCGTATCAAACTTCGTGACCCGCTTCGTATAGTCGTGATCCGTCAGAAACCAGATCCTATTTTTACCTTCTGGCCCCCATTCACGGATGCTACGCGCATACGCGCCCCGGCGCATGACATCGCCGTCTGCATCTTCGTTGCCGAACACCGATAGGTACATTGCCACCCGGCGGCTCCCTGCGTCCACGTCTTTCGTATAGCCGCCGCCTTTTAGTGTCATCCGCATGGTATCACCTGACTGTGGTATATGCTTGCGTGCATCTGCATTGAATTACATTCTCTGCTGATGCGCCAAACTGCGTATCGCCTGGCCACATCAGCCTTTCCCCCTGTACGATAAAGGGCTGGTCTTGTGCCACCGTTTGCCCGTCTGCTTCTACGTGGTGGCCTCGCGTGCGGCTGTCGCTAACACTGATCCACTCTTTCCGCACCTCCATCCCGAGGGTCGAAGCGCCGGCTGCGCTGGCCGCGTTACTCGCGTTGATGATCTCGGTGCGCGCAATCACGACGGCTCGGAGGCGGTGGATCTCGGGCATCTGCCGACTGACGCGCCGGGCGATTTCTTCCATGCCGAGGCCCTGACCCTGAAGGTCTGCCAGCAAGATGCGGAGGGCGTTTCGCGTGGTGTCGCTGATCTGCTGCACCTTCGTAGCAGACACGCCGGCAAGGTACGCCTGTATAAACTCCCGCCACCTGTCTTCCTCTTTTCGGCGCATGCCCTGAGGTAGCTCGTGTTTTAGCTGCTGATCCGTCACAGTGGCAAAGTCCACGAGTCCCATCGTGTAGATGGTGGATAGCATTTCGCTGTACGGCGCATCGTCGAAGGCTTCCAGTGCAGCCCGCTCCATCGTCGCCTCACTGCTGCCCCGCAGCACCTCTGCCACACCTGACACTGAGGCTTCCAGTGCGCGCTCGGCTTCGCGCCGCGCCTGTACCTCGTATCGGTTGCGTAGCGACTCTATCACCTCTACCGACTGCAGCTGGGCTGCCGTGGCCTTCATCGTGCGCTCAGATGTGTGAAGCTCACACATGACCATTACTGTACTCGTGAATCCCAAGCGCTTTAAGGCGGCTATGAGCGCGCTCTACGATGTCCTGCCCGTCGTCGCCTGAAACCGGAATGCGGTTGGCCGGGATGAAGCGCGTGCCATCGCCTATCTCTACATCGAATCCGACCGCCTCGCGTAGCTCAAGATCAGTAATGGCGCCCGCCTCAAAAAGCTTGACGTGTCGGTCTACGACAGAGTCGGCGTCTTCCTGCATTGCAGGCACGCTGTCTTGATCGTATCCGATCACGAAGTCATCGCCGTAGGTGGACGCCACCGCGCGGTTCATCTCGCTGCAAAGGCTATCCAGCACAGGGAAGACTGCGTTCTCGTGTAGTGCGCGCTGGGCAAACCGGCGGTTCTCGTGCGTAGCGTTTTTGTTGCCGATCAGCTCGCCTGGCACGCCGTAGACTGATGTGATCAGGTCCCTGACGTCCTTGCTGCCTTCGAGCCAGTCCGCATCCGCTGGCGACATACCTGTTTCGATGTACTCTTTCAGCGCGCCGAGCATCAGCACCTTCCCGGCATTGTGGCTACCCGCTTGGGTTTCATACCACAGCTCTCGCACGTCGTCCTGCTGCTCTGTCGTGAGCGTCGACTCGAAGTTAAGGATACCGCCCGGCTTGCCCAGGTTCTGAGCAAGTGACACGTTCCACGTCTCGTAGGCATTGCCTCGCGTGATCGCCCGTACTGCCGCCTGCATGGGGCTCTGCCCGCGCCAGTAGTTGGAGGGGTTGTAAAACTTACCGTGCAGGATATTGGCGGGGCTGAAATACTGCTGACGCCCCTGGTCGTAACTGTAGGCGCGGATCGGCGTCTCTACGCTCTCCCCAAGGTGGACGGTGACGTAGGTGGATGGCATGTGGTGCAACGCGCTCACCTGATCGGCGTTGGGCCCGCTGCCCGGGCGCACAAGCTCGGCAAAGTACTCACCCGCGATTAGCTTGTCGGTGATCAGGGCCTCGACAAACTCTTGCGCGCCCTGAAGCTCGTTCGGCTGCTCTGTGACGAGCTCCGCAAGCAGCCCGGCGTCGGCGTCTGAGGTGTCCACGGCTTCAAGTCCGTCCGGCGTCTTCCGGTAGACCTCAAGGGGCACCTGCGCAGCGGTGCGAGCGATGAGGGATACGCAGGCGTAGACGGTCGGGTGTCCCTGGTACCCTTCGCTGATGAAGCTCTCGGCATCGGCGTCGACGTACACCGCGCCATTGGGCATCTGCTGAATGACGGCCTGGAGCAAGCGCGAGGTACCATCATCGCCCTGCAGGCCAAAGCGTAGCGCCTTTTTGCGTAGCCACTGGAATGCCATGTCGGTTTTCTATTTGGCTGCAAAGAATGCGCTCGGGGTGCCCACCAGCTCCGTCAGCGCAAACACCAGCGCGTCGAGGCGGTCGGGGCTCTTGCCGCGCTCGCTGGGGTCCCACTGTGTCATCTGCGCTTCGA